GCGCCCAGGATGAATATATCATGGGTAACCCTGAAATTTCGTTCTTCAGTTCAACATTCAAAAGGCATGCTAATTTTTCACAATCCATCGAAAAGCAAACAATCCATGGAGCGGTGAAAAACAATTCGATGTCCAGTGTTCAATTCGAGCGCGCTGGCGACCTTCTCGGCTATGTCTATTTTACTCTAGATGACATGACCCAAGCCCTCGATATTCAGCGTTGGGACACCATCATTGACAAGGTGGAACTCTACATTGGAGGTTCCCTTGTTGATAGTCAAGATGCCATTTTCACAGAGAAAATCGCCATTGACACTTTTGCTCAAAACGTCTCCAAGAGTGCTATAGGCACACACCCAGGTGTCAGCGCTCGCTCCTACTTTTATCCCCTCCGCTTCTTCTTTTGTGAAGGACCCCAATGCGCGCTCCCCCTCGTAGCCCTCAACTACCATAACGTTGAAATTCGTATCCACTGGGCGACGGCCGCTTCGAATTATAATGTGGAGTGCTTTGCCAACTACTATTACCTCGATAACGAGGAGCGTGGTAACATCGCAACGCGTAAACACGACCTGCTCATCACTCAAGTCCAAAAGAATATCGCTTCGCGTGCATTGACCCAAGAACTCACGTTCAACCACCCCGTGAAGTATCTCGCGTCTTCAGATACGACTGTGGATGGCGCCCTTACATCCCCCGCCAATAAAGTCAAGCTCAACATTAACGGTCTCGATGTCAGTAACTACAGATGGGGTAAACCTCACTTCATCGATGTGACAAACTATTACCACACAAACTTTGTGACTTCCCCTGATTTCTTCCTTTACTGCTTCTGTCTCTCCACAAGCTCCCTCCAACCCACAGGCACTCTCAATTTTAGTCGTTTAGACTCTGTCAAAATCATGAGTGAGAGTATGTCCATCAATGACCCTATTTACGCAGTCAACTACAACATCCTCCGTATCGAGAATGGTATGGCGGGTCTCCTGTACGCGAATTAAAATACCATGCTATAGTAAATGGTCAAGAACATACCTACTATTGAGCGGTCTACCAAAATTCGGTTTGGTAGAAATGTACCCGACTCCGATGTTCAGGCTGAAAATACGATCATTTTTAACGCCAGTAACACACTGGTGACAACCCCAAACAGTGGAAGTATCTACATGTCACCTGTGAGGTTTAGAAGTGATATTGTTGACCCGAACATCGTACTAATGATGTACAATCGCGCGACGGGTGAGTTATCAGAATCTGGTGAAAGTGCTAACGCCCTCGTCGGTGGTCAATCTTTCCAAGCTACTTCCGACCGCGGTAACACATCTTCGAACGTCTTGCAGTTTACAAATTTCGATACAAGTTTCGTGACCAATGGAAATGTGGGTATCGCAAACACACAACCCCTCCACTCCCTGAGTGTTGGTTCTAACCTATATGTGAGCGACACGGGAGCAAACGTTCTCGTCGTGGCTGGCGGTGTCTCCATCGACGGAAATCTTGTTGTATCTGGGGGTGTCACCACCATCTCGAGTCAGAATCTCACAGTTGATGATGGCATCATAGAACTTGGAAGAAACAATGTGTCTGGAGATTCGACTTTGGACTTGGGACTTATCATGTCCCGACCTACTTCGAATATCACCGTTGGATTCCTGGAAAGTTCCGAAGAGATTGTTTTGGCGTATACCCAAAGTAGCGCCGATAACACCACCATCACACCCCTCACTTCCCAAGATATCAATGTTCACGTGTATGGTCGCCTCTACACCGAAGCCAATGTCGGTGTGTTGAACACTGACCCCATGCATACCCTCGATGTTGGTTCGAATTTGTACGTAGATGAGTTCGGTTCAAATATCCTGGTCGTCTCTGGAAATACAAATGTCACTGGTGACCTGACAGTGGACACGGATACTCTCTACGTCGACTCAGTGTCTGACAAGGTTGGTATAAAAACCACGAATCCTCAAGTAGAACTCCATGTTGTGGGGAATGCGTATGTCTCCTCGAACCTGACCGTCGACGGTGACTTAACAATTGATACAAATACTCTTCATGTTAACGCAGCCACCGATAAAGTTGGTGTAAAAACCACAAGTCCCGATGCTGAATTACACGTCGTCGGTAATGCGTATGTGTCCTCAAACTTGACCGTGGACAATGATACGTTCCATGTGGATGCGGTGAACCAAAGAGTGGGTATCGAGACCAAAAACCCCGATGCCGAATTGCACGTCGTTGGCAATGTGTATGTGTCCTCAAACTTGACTGTAGATAACGACACGTTCCATGTGGACGCTGTGAACCAGAAAGTTGGGATTGAGACCAAGAACCCTGACGCCAAACTTCACGTCGTTGGTAATGTGTATGTGTCTGATGACCTCACTGTTGCCACAAACACACTTCACGTTGAGGCTTCTACGGAACGTATCGGTATCAAAACAAAAACACCCGATGCCGAACTTCACATTGTTGGGAATGTGTATGTAGCGAGTGATTTAACTGTGGATAACGATACATTCCACGTAGATGCAGGGGACAAGTCCGTAGGACTTGGAACCGTGAATCCTCATGCCAATCTTCATGTCGTGGGTAATACGTACATTAGCTCCGACCTCACAGTGGACACTAACACCCTTCATGTGGATGCTGGTGGCAACAAGGTTGGTATAAAGACTAAGAGTCCTGATGCGGAGTTGCATGTGGTTGGTAATGCCTATGTCAGCTCTGACCTTACTGTGGATACTGACACCCTACATGTAGATGCTGCGACCGATTCCGTTGGTATTGGAACGGTGAACCCCCAAGCTAACCTTCACGTCGTAGGTAACGTGTACGTCAGCTCTGACCTTACTGTGGATACTGATACCTTCCATGTCGATGCAGGTGGAAACAAAGTTGGTATCAAAACGAAGAGTCCTGATGCTGAGTTACACGTGGTTGGAAACGCCTATGTCAGTTCTGACCTCACTGTGGACACTAATACACTGCATGTAGATGCTGGGGACAAGTCCGTAGGACTTGGAACGGTGAACCCTAATGCCAATCTCCACGTCGTTGGTAACGTGTACGTCAGCTCTGACCTCACAGTGGACACCGATACCCTCCACGTAGATGCTGCAACCGATTCCGTTGGTGTTGGGACAGTTAACCCAACATCCAACTTTCACGTGGCTGGTAATGCTTACGTGAGTTCCAATACGACCACTGATGGTACTCTCACCCTTAACCACCCAACAACTGCCATCCTCACTGACCTCACTTCGAACGTTGAAGTGAAGCTGAATCAATTGGCGAATGTAAGCATCAATACCACAGACGTTGACGAGTCTCTGAGAAGTGACCATGTCCTCGTGTATGACGGTGTAAACTGGGTAAATGAGTATCCAGCTCACAACTACATTCGTTTTTACAACGATAGTGGGTCAAACCTGTACTCTGGCAACTGTGTATACATCGTGGGACACCACAACGCAAATCTCGTCGAAGTGGGTCTCGCGAGTGCGACGAGTGCAGACACCATGCCTTCAATAGGTATCGTGTATAATACCTCGGTCGCCCAGGGTGAACAAGGTGTCGCTGTCGCTTACGGTAAAGTGAATCAAATGGACACATCGGGTTTCCTCGAAGGTGATACCCTCTATGTGAGCAACGTGAATGCTGGTCTTCTCTCCAACGTGAAACCATATGGTGTAGACCTTGACCTCATTCAAAATATCGGTGTGTGTACGAGGTCTCACCCAACTTCGGGAACCATCTTCGTCACGGGTATCGGTCGTTCCAATGACATCCCCAACGCTCGTATCGTTCTCGACGAGGGGGACATCAACTATGTGTACGTCAACGACCAAAACAATGACCTCAAAAAGATTGAACCATCCAATCTCTTGACCCAACTCCAAACGTTCGAACAAGTCTCTGCGGCTGGGAACGTGGTCTCGAACATCATGTCGTTCACAAACTCAACCACGAGTATCGTAACCTCTTCGAATGCAATCGTAGGTGGAAACATCTCGGTCGCAGACCTCACAGATCCTCTAAAAAAGTATTTACCGATGGTCGATAGTGATGGTTTCTTTGAAAAGTCTCCTGTATACATTGAAAAGTCCTCTGGTAAGTATGTCATTTCAGCTTCTCAAGCTGAATTCTTGGGTAACATCACATTGAGTGGTAATACCACAATCGTCTCTTCCACCAGTCTCACAATTTCTGACCGCATATTCGGTGTCGCTGCGAACAATTCGGCTTCCCAGTTGGACAGTGGTTTCATGATTGAACATCAAGAGGGTGACCCATTGGAATACGCCAATGTTGCCCTCATCTACCACGCCGATGAACACCGCTTTTCGTTAAGCTACACACAAAACACTTTTACGGATAACCACATCCTTCATCTCGACGATGCCGACCACAGAATGCTCATAGA